CGGCAGAGTTTCTTAAAAATCGTACTGCAAACGCAGCAAACAAATCTACTGGTTATTACAATGTAAAACCTATAATAGAACCTAGATTTCCTGTCAAAAGAGCATTTAACTATAAAAGAGCAGTTTATATTGGAAATAGAGTTGAATATTCTGTTTATGCTTTAGAAGGTGGTAAGTTACAATTATTTATTCAAGGTTCTTTGGGAAGAATGATAAAAGAAACGATGACAGATAAAGGTAAAATATTTCTTGGTGGTGGTACTACATTTAATAACTCTCCTGGATCAACAAGAACACAAAGACCAGCTTCAGTTAAATACACTGAATTTTAATTATGACTTTAGTAAACGCAAGAGCAGCATTTGAAAAAGCA